CAGCGGGCACCAGCCCGTAAGGTCGTCATTTCTGACATAGCAATGAGTTTGTCAAAACTATGTCATAACAACCTACAAAGCTGGTTTATTTTTCAGTGTGCCCGCAAGGACACTTTGTTTCGGTGTGATACACGCACACCCGACCCCGAGGGGCGAGCCTCAGCAAACAGTGACTGACGGCCTTCTTTTCCGACTAGTGTGTTTACTAGGCTGTGTATACAATTCTTTTTGTGTTTTTGAAGAACACGGGTAATAAGAACCCTGCTTTAAAAAGCAACTTACAAAGACTCAAAGCTTTGATTAAATTTGTGGCGGAAGCAACTCTTACCGTCCTTAATCTGCAAAAGCAGCACACAAACAACCATCACAAGGAGGCTTTTGTTGGGAACGTGGGCGGAAAACGATCATCGTAGCCGTTTTACCGGCGAATAATCAAACTGGATAATCCGAAAAATCAGGATCCCATGCCACAGTTGCACCAACATTTGGCAACGACAAAGGCGGAGGACCTATGTACATGAACATCATAGCGTCATCTCCAGCTGATCTACTTGTGTAGATAGTGGGTTGCGCACTGGCCGGATTAAGCAAAACAGCATACATCCGCTCTATGTAGCAACTTGTACCTATCACATTATTGTTTCTAGCACTAACGTCCCACCCCATGACCCAACCTTGATGGTCGAAGGCGCCGGATACATCAAACTTCTGAAGTTGGTGTGCAGGCACGCGCACATGTAAGGCTTGACCGACGGTCATACCAAACTGGGGACCGTTACTTCCACCTCCCATACTAGCTGAGGTGCTGGGAACCCCTCCTTGCCGGGCAAAACCAGGCAAGGCAGTGGCTCTGAAAGACACGGTGTTACTAGAACTGTAAAAATGATAATCAGTGGATCCCCTTGCAAAAGAGTAACACTTGGCTATGTTTCCACAATACGAGAAAGCGGTCCTTCTACTCAAAGTTGTGGGCGGCGGTACTGTTGTATCCTGATCAGGATGATAAAACCATGGTGCCAAAGCCATAGTTGACTTCTGAGCTATAGCCGCCGAAGATGAGGACACATGTGGGATCATAATTAACTGTTTCAAACTGTTAATCTTCTCACCTATGACCATCTCACAAGCAGTCGGCTTGTTTTTGGCTATACTTCCCATTTGATACCGAATAGCCGGAGCTTGGTGACTCGGGTAACAAGGACCTCTAGGAACAGCAAGTTCATAGTCATCACCAGCTTTCACCTCCACTATAAAATTTATGGAAGAAGCTACCATAGTTGGAGCAATGAGTGGATCCATGACGCCTACGGTCAAACTCCCCATACCAGAAGTAAAAGGGACATAAGGTTGAGGTAAGACATATGGAACCTCAAATTCAAAAACGTTGTTATCCTTTAAGTCGAAGATCTTGGAGTAACCAAAGGGTTGCGAAAGCCCTAAAGCAACTTCAGGGCCATCTATAACCGCATCAACTACACCAACACCCTTTATATTGACTGAGGGAATGAAAGAGACTAATAGACGCCCACAATGCATCTTGGTTTTGGCAAAAGTAAAACGGAATGTCATACCGCCTCTCCACAATCTGAACATAGAACTAAAAAAGAACAGTCCAGACGGCTGAAACGCATTGGCTGAAGCTCCAGCTACATTTGACATGTCCAAATTGCCGTAGGGCCTAGATAGGGGAGCTCTAAACCAAAGCGTCGATGGACCAACGTCACAACCATAAATCACACTGGAATGAGTATCAGCATTGGTGAGGGTGCCGTAACACACTTGATTGTATTGAGATAACACATACTTCAAAGACATTTCGTCTATATCCGTGTGTGTAATCTCAGGTCCAACTATGAGACTGTTAGTAGATACAGCACCACATACGACAACCTGACCAGGTAAGTCAATGTTGTGCTCTTGTACACACCCCCAATCAACTCGCTTCGCAGGTATATCGGCCACAGTGGGTTTAGAAAAGCCAAAAGATCTTGCCGTACCCGCCATAGCATCAAGAAACCAAGCTGCAGGCTCGCTGTACGAAGACAGCAATGGTACACCACGGAACATCCTAACGGCTCCAGCAGCTGCTGTCAATATTTTAGAAGCAACCTGTTTTTTCTCCTTCTCTACGTCTCCCATCTGCAGGGTGATATTCTGCGTGCTCGCCGGTGAGACTCCAAACAGCTCCAAATCCTCCATATGGGCATACAACTTATAAGTAGCAGCTGAAGCCCCAGGCGTTGTCACTGGAGGCAATATTCCGGTTAAGGACAGCTCACCATAAGTCTGACTAATGAATTCCCCTTTGGTGCTTAAGAAATCATAAGGAGCCAAATACGGAACCTTCAGAGTAACCATGGTCTGCTCTGAAATGTCCAAACGCACGTGTGGCAAGTTGGTCACGGTTTCCGAACGAAAGCCGCGATCATAGCCAAACTGTGTTCCGGAAACATTCCCGTACTGCCAGGCAAGAGCAATCACCCCTTGATGAAAGGGAGTGGCTGCAACCTGGAGCGTGAAGACTAAGGTTGCTCTGAATCCGTACGCGCCCATGATTCTAGTTTCCATATTTGGGAATGCCGTATTCCAAGTAGAATTAGGAAAAACGACACCTAAATACCTAGCTCTCGTAGCGGGGAGCACACCACCATTCAATTGGCGAGGCCTCGCAAAATAGTGTTTCAACTCTTGCAGTTCAGCAAGGGGGACTGACGTGTAACCGGGAACGTAATGATCACCTATCACGCCTACATCTACGCAAGCCTCCTGTTCAAAAGTAGTCTCACCAGCTGTCTTAAGACCATCGCCGATGGACAATCCTTCAATCTCTGAACATTCTTTTAAAGTGTCTCTCAGGATGACACTGTCTCTTGAATTTGATTCAGTAAGTCTTTTACTACCCAACGCCCGACTCAAAGCGCTGGGAGGGTTGACGATTCCCTGGGTTTTATACTTGCCCTAGGTGGTAAAGTGGTAGCGCCACTACAAGTTTTAGGAGCCGCCCTGTCCCTGCTCGACTTCAAAGTCGTCAACAGTATGTGATATATCTCGCAGGCGTATTTGCAAGCTCCCCCAAGCAGGGTCTCTACGATTTAACATATTGACCAACCACTCGGATTTTTGCGACCCAAAAAGGGGCGACTTACCCAACTTTTTGAGTTCTCCAATAACTACCATAGACCATCGTTCCCACACGTTGTCGTCATGTAAAGCCAGCTCGCCTAGCGCCCTCTGCAGCAGATCTTCTACAATCCTTTCCATCGGTGCCTCACGAGAGGGTCTCACATAATACATAGCATGAAGAATAGAGGGTAATTCAAGCGGACACAATATACCATGTTCGCTCTCAACAAAACGCCGCTTCAAAAACGAAATCTTGTCGATGGTAGTATAGGGGAGAAACTCAGATTCTTTGTCAGCTGGTGTGTAGTCCAAGTTGAGTTCCTTCTTGAGAAAAGCAGCCAACGTCTTTTGATTATGAAACTGTGCGGTGTAATCATCCACACCATTCACATTATCATCTCCAAGTGTGGCAGCCGAAGCATGATCCCAAAAATCACAGCAACCGGTATTATACACATAACCAGCAACAATCACAGTCATGGAATACATGGAGTTTATGAAAGCCGTCAAAAAATGACCGCTGGGAAGGGATTTCTGAAATTGCACCACAGTGGAAGAGTGACTTCCCAACCCGACCAAATGTCTGCTGTAAGCCAGGTCAAGGAACAAAATGCTCCTGACTTTGTCTTCAACTGGTGTGCTGCCCCGCAACTTGTACCAATCATTGATATAATCAAGCATTCGTAACAAGACAGTGGGCAACTGTGTCGTGTCGAAGAAGGAAAAATCACCATCCCAAACTTTGGCAGGTTCATCAGATCCTCTTGATGGTGTGGTAACCCATCTGTGTAACCATTGCCACTCGGAATACTCTCGAATGCCCGGACACATGCCGTTTTCCATATGGTTACGCATCTGCGCTGCCACAATCGCGCCGAAATATTGGCGACACAAAATGTAATATAACACATTAGTGCCTCCAATATATCTCGCCTGTTTGTGACTCTTGCGCAGCTCGTCCTTAAGAAAACCTCTGACAATCCAGAACAACCTCTTACCATCTTCCATAGCAAGCACACACTTCCTGGCTTGTTCTTCCAAAGCGATAGACTCAGCCGTCGTCAGATCATACTCGTCGCCGGTGCCCCAAAAGTAACTTTTGTCCTTGGCAATAAGGCAATGAGGATAGCCGACGGAAGTATTACGCGGTATAGACTTCAGTCCAAGAGAATGATTTCCATTCACAGCCTCTTGGAAAGTCAGAACCCTGCCACTGTGATGCAGTGTGCAATCTGAAAACCGTTGCATTGCCGTGTATATGGAAGGTCTCAACCACCAACCATCAACGTAATGAACGTCAGTTGCATAGGGCTTCAACGCTTCCACCATTGGATAAACCGTTTTGCCATCTCTAGTGTGGACACCCATACGCATTGGCCTCAAATTATAAGGCAACTCGTCGTCTGTGAACACACCCCTTTTGTAAAGGTGAGTTGGCTTCAATTTAGAAATGGTGGGCGAAGAAACTCCATTGCTCACATTGAACAAGGGTAAGAAACTTCCAAAAGTTTCACTTGTCTCTCCTGTATTTTCACCCATGGAAAACGGAAATTCAAACGAGTCCTGGAATTCAACTTTCGCCGCTGAATACATACCACAAATATCGTCTGTCTCTTGGGGAGAACACTCACCGATCTGGTGTTTGATATGTCCCTTGGAGGTCAACACTCCCTCAAGCCGCTCAATCACCTCTTTGGTTACAACAGCACCCCACGCTCTTCCTTCGCCATGCGCGGTATGAAAACCACACAAAACTTGGAAATTGAAGAAGCTATAATTGCGCAGAGTAATGGGGGCTCCACAATCACCATCCATCGTATCAGCATCGTACGACAGCCACCGGTGAACCGGATTGCCCCCCATCATCTTACGCTGAGCTCCATACTCAACATGGGGATCAATGAAGGCCAACCGCTCCATCAACGGAACTAACCTGCCAGTTTTGGGATCAACTCGGGCAGTGTCAACTCGAATAGCCTTCCCACCGATATCCTTTAACTGGGACTCATGCAAAAACTTTCCTGTTATGTCCCTAGCCGCTTGCATATTGTGTTTGAAGACGGTCATAGCGACGTCCTCAGTGTCGCTCTCAGTGCGCGGGAAAGCCAGAAACTGGGCCAATGTAACACCCACGGCCATATTGGCCCCGGTTATACAATTCAACAACTCTATCGGGCTGTTGTCAGTAAAGCTTCCTTGATCACACTCATCTTGCAAACCACGAAAAAAGTGCTTAGGACATATGAAAATATCTCTTTTTACAAAAAGCACTTGTCCAGCCGAAAACCACTTTTCATCGGTAGTGTTATACTTAACCCGCAACTTATAACTGTTGCAGTACACTAACCGTGCCAAATCAGTTGTTTCGGCCTGGTTGGGTATTTTCGGGTATAACACAGAATAACGAAGAGACTTCGCTATCGGTCGGTTGCTTTGGGGCTTAATACTGTCCCCATAAAAGAGAGATTTAACATACGTCCAAGCAGCCTTTGCCATAGTGGCAAGAAAGCGGATAGCACTGAGAGTCAAAACCACTCCTGTGGTCAACACTGCAACCATCCCGAGTGACTTCAGTTGCTCCTTGCACCTGTTCCACCAACCCATCTTTTCTGCCAGCCTACACTTAATCTGCGCTATGTCCATAGCCTTCTTCAAGTCGGCAAGAGTTAATAGAGGCTCTTCCGGATCAACGGTGTCACTACACCATTTGTATTTCATACACACGGGGGGATAAGACATATCGAACGCATCTTTAGCTTGCTCCTCTCGCTCGTCATCAGAGCGAGTCTCATCTGTCCTTGCGTACAGCCACGGCTTGGTGTTATTCCACAGCCAGGCTCTATTACACCTTGGACATAGTGGAGCCCCTTCATCCAAATCGAATGAAGTCGGAGCTCGACATGCTTCAAAGGAGGTAACAGAGTCAGTCTGGGTTTCCACATCAACCACGGCAGGCAACGCCTCCGGTTCCCTCTCATCTTCAACAACCGTATCTGAATAATGGTCGTCAAAACTGTGAGAGCTGAACATCTGATTGCGGATAGGCTCTAACGTAACTTCTTGAAAAGCAGCTCCGTTTCTAAGCTCGGCCACAGTTAATGGTTTGGCGCTAATAATAGTGCCAACCATATCCATTGAACGAGCAAAACCGGATCTTCTCTTCTGCTCCATTTCGACCAAATCAGCAATAAGGTGCACCAGCGGCGTGCCAGTAGCAGTTTCGGGCATCCTCTGCCCAGTAGTGAAATCCATAGGATAATAACTCCAAATGTGCCAGGGGTAGCTAGAAATAGTATCCTCTCCTGTACACAAGGCCATCTCAGACTCAAACTTCGTATAATCAAGCTTGTTCGTAATCTGGCCGTCAGGGCCTACCAATCTGAATTCGGGATTCACCCTCAATTCGATTGGCAAGTCGATGCGACGGACCAGGGCCTCCTCGCACTGCATTGTACCTTCAGCTCCCATATGAACATTCTGGAGGTTAGTAGTCATGACTATGAACTTCGATTGAAATTCAAAAACTCCTTTTGCCTCCAGCGCTGCATAATTCAACATGCACCGGTAGTTTCCATAATAAGACATGAGGTCCAATAAGCCGTTCGAGGTGTCAGCAGAAGTGACTCTTTTCATAAGCCAATCATCCATCAAATAAACAAGCTGGGACCTGTAACCATCGAGGTACTCAGTATTCCAAGCTTTGCAATAGATCTGGGATGAATAATCTTCTTTTGTGGCACCCTCGCGAACAAGACCGCCCACTTTAAAGACGCTCATAAAAAGACTCTGGATAACCATAGTCTTACCAACACCAGGCTCACCGTACATGCACAAACTAACTGGCTGTTGTCTGTAGCCCGCCTCGCCACCAGCTGCGGCCCTGATAGGGGCCTTAAGCCGGCTCAAAACACGCATGACATTATCCAATTCTCTTTGAACGTCTTTACATCCCGCAAATTGCGAACGCAATGACAAACATGTACCAGCAAGGGTGTTCATACGAACTATCCTCTCATTGACATTGTCTCCCGGGTGTATGAAATACTCCTTTTCCAAGCTCTGAACTTCTCCAACCAGTTTCTCCACCTCATCCTGTAGGCGGGGACTGAAGAAACAAGGTTTGTCGAAAAACTTGCAGGTGGCATTGCACAAAGTACGAACGGTTTCAGTAGTCCAAGTGAGCAACGTCTCGAGACCTTCGGTCATTCGAGGTAATGCCCACACTCTCCGCATAACATTGTCAGCCAAGTATCGCTTATCACTCCCAAACGCGCTCACGATAAATCCAGTCGTGACCAGCTTAGACAAAACGGCTCCAGCGCCCATCTGCTGTCGTATCTCTTCCTGAGGCTTCAAAAAGAAATGCTTAACAGCGGCCCAAACACCAAAACCAAAAAGACCAGCAATAGCACTCTCTATAACTGTCCATATGAAATCAGAGATACCGCCTGAAGTACGCATCCAATACAAAATAACCAAACCTAGACAGGTGGCCAATATGGGTGGAGCGTACTTCTTGACACCATCAATAATAGACGTCATAGTCTGCTGAAACCTGTCAATACATTCATTGACAGTGTTACACGTGCCGGCTGCCATAGACAACATATCCGACACATCGCTCACTGTTTGACGTGTTTCTTGAAGGGCATTCCTTATTCCACTAAATGGAGCAGTTGGAGATTTCTTTCGCTTCTCAGGATTGATCTCGCTTGTTGGTTCAGATGAAGAACTTCCGGATCCAATGGAGACATTTCGCCCAAATAGTCGCTGCATTTGGTTTCGTATAGCTTGTTTAGCCTTCCGCGCTTTAGCTCGGTCCAATTCAGCCTGTTTTTTCCGCTCGACAGAACGTTGTGCGTTCCGAATCTCGCGTTTTGTTTTTTTTGCGTGCTCGCGCTGTATCTCCTCACGAATCTCACGACGCACGCTCCCGGACTGGTTTTGAATATCATCAAAACCACCGGGAAAAGGATTCTCGCCAAGAGCTATACCAGCGGGCGGCTCAAAATTCCACTGCCAACCCTGTACATCGCCATAGCCAGGCGGAACACCTTGGCCAGGCTCAAGCACTGGAATAACATCATACCCTGACGTAATGTCACCATCACCATTCAACTCACTAACGTGGAATTCAAGTTCCGGGTTATAAACATCGTCGTCGTCGCCTTCTGAATCTGCGCAATCATACATATAATGGCACAACTCCCTTTCAACAACTCTTAAGAAAGAGACCGAGCTGCTGAAAGAGTATTGGTCATATATCTGGTTTATCGCTAAACAGAAGACGCCAAAATCCTTGTTATAAGTGGCAACATATCTGTAAGTGAGTTCAAGCATTGAACAAAAATTGTCCAATAACAGAACTTCATCTTCATCAGATATGCCGCCATCCCAGATACTATCAAGCTCCAGGCGTATTTTTGAATGGAAGAAGAAATCTTCGATGTCCTCGTGATACACAGGTGCGCTCAGATTAGTAAAAAGCCTTCTTACATCACTAAAGCGCTTGTGAATCCCGAGTTCATCAACTAGTCCACGAACCCGCACTCTTAGAGGTCTGTAGATACAGCCCTCCGTCAATCCCGTTTGCAACCAGTATAAATTGTTACTGATGCGTCCATCGCGACAATAAACACAACCTTCCCATTTCATAAAAACATCAGCACCACACACCTGTGCGTGTATGCCATGATCAAGCCCACAAGGACACCTGATGTGAAAATTCATGGGCGCATATTGTATACATTCCAAGGAAGGGTGGATATGAGCAAGTTGGTTCACTCGAAACACGAGTGCTGAACCAGAAATCTCACAATAACCATAATAATTCAGGTTAAATGCGAAATACGGTTCAGATAAGACAATACCCTCGTTTGAACGTTGACCGAAGACCGTTTGACACAGAGTAAGGATTCTGTTAGACCCATTAGAGGATATCATCTTGGCTACCGACATTTATATACCGCCGTCGGCGAGCGGATGTAGACGATTTTAAACGACTTTTCGGGTTGGACCTGGTGCTTTCAACCAGCAAATACAACTACCCGTCGAAGTGAGAGCACTTCACTAAATCATTGCATTTGGCTACGGAATTGATATCCCGCTAGAACTGGCTATGTACTAATGTGAATGACGTCAACATGCGATACAGTCCAATTCCTAAAAGAATGTGGGGAGAGAGAGATCGAATAAGTAAAATGTGCAAAACAAAATTTTAAAATAGTAAGTCAAATAAAGAATTGTCACGAACCCAGAACGAAACTCTCTATTATCCACATCCTGATCAACTACTACAAAAACAACAGTTTTTGCGTTTGGTTGGGATAATGGCCACATAGATGTGGGTCTGAAATACTAACAAGACTCGTCACTGTTAGCAAACAAACTAAGCATTAACCGATG